ATGGAAAATGACAATCTAAAGATACAGCTTGACAGTATTCAACGAATATTAAGCTATTGCATTACTCAGACCTACAATGTGCTCATTGGAAATATTCCGAGGAAGAAGAGTTGCATCAACAATATACAGTTCCAAGAGATTTTACAAAAAGAATATATCCGAATAACCGATGAACTATCTTCCATTTATCTGAATTATCCTGCCCTTTCGTGTGTGGAAGAATCTTATAACGAAAATAGTTTCTTATGGGATAGCACTTTCTATGAATCATTGAACAAAGAGCAAAAGGGGAAGTATTCTAACTTTGATTTGGTAACGTTCGATTATAGTGAGTATGTTGAGAATCACACTTTGTACGATGAAGTCCTTCCGATGTTTTCATCGCTCATTGATGCAATTCTTTATGAACGTTATGCAAATTATCTAAAATGTGAGATTGAAAAGATAGAAATAAGCGAAATCAAGAATTCTTTTCAACACCATTCTACAATTGTCTATGATAACATCGAGCCAGGCAAGCTAAAAGAAAAACCTGTGATTGTTGGCAATGAAATCAATCCTTTCAAATCTGATTTTTCGGAAGAACAGATTGAAATACTAACTGATTGCATCAATGATGTTAAACTTTTTACGACCAGTGTTTCACCAAAGATTACTAAAAATTTATTTGATTGTAATCTGAAAGGAGTACTAAAATCAAACAATAACCGACTACTTGCGTATCTCATGCAAAGTCTTAACCTTCGGGGATACGTTACTAATGAATGGCAGTCTACCATTGCACGCAGTAAACTCATATTGGGAAAAACCAAAGATACACCATTAACACGAACTGACCTTTCCACTGCAACAGATCAAATCAACATGAAGCAGCCGAAAGGATGGGAAATCATAGATAAATACATCAAACAACTGAAAAAAGAGTGAGCATAGGTTGATACGTCAAACATTGCTCAATGCCAGTTCCTTTTATCGTTTTTAATTTTGCCCTCGTTAACAGCAACGAGGGTGCGCACCCTCTATCGTTTTACCAAACAAATAAAAAATATGGAAAAGACCATAGAGGAACGAGTTTACGAACTCGAACAACTTCTCTTTACAAACAAAAATGTGCTTAGCTTTGATGAAGCAAGCAAGTTTCTCAATCTCTCAAAGAGTTATCTCTACAAGCTCACATCGGGCAATCTGATTCCTCATTATAAGCCACAAGGTAAGATGCTTTATTTTGAGAAAGCAGAACTCGAAGCATGGCTGCGTCAGAATCCTATCAAGACTTCTGCGCAAATAGCCCAAGAAGCACAGAGATATATTATGGGTAACAAACCTTTAATGCAGAAGTAAGGCTATGGAAAACGAGAATTTTATTCGTGTTGGCACAACCTTATATAAAATTGTGAACCAACCACGCATCAATGGCGGTTTTGTCAAGAAGCGTATAGTGTGGAACAATGAAACGCTACGCCAGGACTATGGCAAGGATTTTCTGGCTACAGTTCCAAAGTACGATGGTTTCTGCACTGTTCCTAATCATGTCAACTACCAACCAGTGGTTGACAAGTTCCTCAATCTCTATGAACAGATAGAGCATCAGCCAAAAGAAGGAGAGTTTCCACACGTTGAATCCCTGATAAGACACATCTTCGGGGAACAATACGAGCTGGGCATGGATTACTTGCAATTGCTCTATCTCCAACCCGTGCAGAAACTCCCCATCCTTTTGATGGTATCAGAAGAACGTAATACTGGTAAGAGTACTTTCCTTAATTTCCTCAAAGCTGTTTTCCAAAACAATGTAACGTTCAATACCAACGAGGATTTTCGCAGTCAGTTTAACGCAGACTGGGCAGGTAAACTACTTATTGTGGTGGATGAAGTATTACTTAACCGTAGGGAGGATAGTGAACGATTGAAAAATCTCAGCACAACGCTTTCCTATAAGGTGGAAGCAAAAGGCAAAGACCGAGACGAAATCTCCTTCTTTGCCAAGTTCGTGCTATGTTCCAATAACGAGTTACTCCCTGTCATTATAGATATGGGAGAAACCCGATATTGGGTAAGGAAGATAAATTGTCTGGAAAGTGACGATACCGACTTTCTACAGAAGTTGAAAGCAGAGATACCAGCCTTTCTTTATTTTCTACAGCACCGTACGTTATCTACTCAAAAGGAAAGCCGTATGTGGTTTGCATCCAAGCTGACCTTTACACCAGCCTTGCAACGCATTATCCGCAATAACAGAAACAAGTTGGAGCTAGAAATGTCTGAGTTGTGTCTTGACATCATGGAATCAAACAATGTCGAGGAAGTCTCTTTCTGTATCAATGACATGATGCCTCTTTTAAGTAATACTCAATGCAAGTATGACAAGGGGCTGATAAGGAGAATAGTACAGGACATCTGGAAGCTTACACCAGTGTCCAATACGCTGACCTATACAACGTATCAACTTAGTTACAACGCTCCACAATATTACTCTCCTATCCGAAGGACAGGAAGGTTTTATACGATTACCAAGAAGCAACTCAAGAGTTTATAAACAATCTTATATCCATTATTTTGATGAAATGATGAATAAGTTATATAAAATATTCAGTTCATGTTGTTTATGTTCTCATCTTTTTCTCATCGTGAATGTTTTGCTGATGAAAAAAGAAAAGTATTATATTCTTCTTTTCGTCAGTAATTCCATTTTGAAGAGTAATATGATGAGGGGATGATGAGTTTTCAACTATCTGATTATCATATAGATAAAATCAAATTCATCAAATCATCAAATTTATCATCACTTTAACTTCTATATAATTATGAATATTGACCAAATAAAAAAGATAAAGTTGCAGGATTTTCTTGCAACAATAGACTGCAAACCCGTAAAACAGTATGGTGTGAATCTCATGTACCTATCACCACTTAGAACGGAGAAGCACGCATCATTTAAGGTAAACACCGAACTTAATCTATGGTACGATTTCGGTATTGGCAGAGGTGGTAACATCATTGACCTTGCAGAATTGCTCTACAACTCTTCAGATGTGTCGTATCTCATTCGTCAGATAGAGCGTAATGCACCAAGCTGTGTATCTGTAAGTCTGCCTACAACCAAGCCGAACACACCGCAGAACTCCTTTGAAAATCTTCAGGTACTTTCCATCAGTCATCCTGCGCTTATCAAATATCTTGGGGAAAGATGTATTGACATTGAAATAGCACGAACAGTATGTAAAGAACTGCACTTTGATACAAGGGGCAAACATTACTTTGGTATTGGCTTTCCAAATATTGCAGGTGGCTACGAAATACGCAATCCGCTCTTCAAAGGCTGCATTGCACCAAAAGACATCAGCCATTTTTATGCAGAAGAGCCGAAGAAAGTATGTTTTCTTTTCGAGGGTTTCATGGACTTTCTGTCATTTATGACGCTCCGAAGAAAAGAGAATAACGGACTAAAACGACAAGATTATCTGGTACTCAACTCTGTGTCAAATATCCAGAAGGCATTAGAACCATTGTCACACTATGAGAATATTCAATGCTTTTTGGATAATGACGAAGCAGGAAGAAATGCTTATAAACAATTATCGGAAGAATTGGGTAGCTCAGTCTTAGATTCATCTTCTTTGTATAGTGATTTCAAGGATCTAAACGACTATTTATATGCTGAATTCAAGCATTCAGAGAAAGCAGAAAATAAGAAAATCAAAGGGATTATGCTATGATTGTAGGATTTGCTTTGCATAATCTGTTTTTCGGGGAGCAAGTTTATGTTTTGGGCATACCAAAACCACTTGCTCCACCTCCTGACAGTCGTTGTAGAGGATTATCCCGTTGGTCTCCATCAAATAAAAGAAACAAGTATGATAAAAACAGAATATAAAAAAGGTGGTCGTCCAACCAAGGGCGTAGCCGAAAAGAAAAAATACCGTATCACGGTGAAACTGAATACGCAAGATTACTATACACTCAAAGGCAAAGCTAAAAGCACGGGAGTAACCATGAGTGAGTTTGTAAGGAAAGTTCTTGATAAAGGAAATGTCATTGAACGACTGACCATAGAGCAAGCAGACTTCATCCGCAAGCTGTGTGGAATGGCAAATAATCTCAATCAGTTGGCACATCGTGCCAATGCGGAAGGATTTCATACCATTGCTTCTTTCCATAAAATCATCATTAGCAAGATTGATGAAATCCTAAATCTGATACGAAGATGATTGCAAAGATAATGAAAGGTTCGGGCTTCAAGGGTGTAATCAATTACATCCTTGACCCGAAGAAAGGGACGGAACTTATAGACAGTTCCGGAGTGAGAATAGACAGTATCAACCATATTGTTCAAAGTTTCATCGACCAAACAGAACTTAATCCACGAGTGGGTAAGGTTGTGGGACATATCTCCCTAAGTTTCTCTGTACAGGATTCTTCCAAATTAAGTAACAAGTTCATGGCACAAATGGCTCGTGAGTATATGGAGAAGATGGGGATAAAAGATACACAGTACATTATCGGTCGCCACTTTGACAAAGAGCACCCTCATGTGCATATAGCTTTCAACCGAATAGATAACAACGGCAAGACCATCTCTGACCGTAACGACAGATTCAGAAGTGAGAAGATTTGCAAGGAACTGACCGCCAAATACTGTTTGTACTTCGCAGAAGGTAAGGCGAATGTCAAAGAACACCGACTGAAAGAACCTAACAAGACCAAGTATGAAATCTATCAGACATTGAAAGCAGAGATTGCTCAGTGCAGGAATTGGAAAGACCTTCTTGCTCACTTGAAAAAGCAAGATGTTGATGTCCGCTTCAAGTACAAAAGCAACTCACAGGAGGTGCAGGGAATTATCTTTGAAAAGAATGGCTATCATTTCAATGGCTCTAAGGTGGATAGGAATTTCAGCTATTCTAAAATAGACTTTGCTCTGCAACAGAATAACGGGGAACACGAACAGCAGACACAAGGAATGATAAATCTCATATCCAATGTTGCAAGTGTTACGAGCGAAATTACCAACAACCTCATAGAAGGAGGATTGGATTTGTTTCAAACTCATGGTACTGTCCCTGCGGAGGTTTATAACACACTCGATAAAAAGAAGAAAAAGAAAAAACGTAAAATACATTTATAACTATTATAACTATGGCTGACAATAATACATTTGTCCTCTTTGAGGAAATCAAAAATAAACTGGAGACAATTTACAGGGAGCTAAAGGAGTTGAAAGAAAAGGAGAGCGGTTCTGTTTCCCTCCCTGTTCAATCTACATCTGTACAACGTGACGAACAACAGGAACAAGAATTGCTCAAGCAGTATGAACAGCGTACAAATATGGGGCACAGAACGAAGCGTATAAAATGAATTGAGGATAAAAATAACGTATCTCTATATGTTTCAAAGAGTTATACGATTTATTAGTTTATGCATCCTTAAAACGAAACGTTTACATTGGTTTAATTTTGGTTTACATCGAGGGGCTTTTCGTTTACATGAGGCTGGCGGAAAGTTTACGTATATAGGGCTGCACGTTTACGCGTGTGGCCTTTTTTGTTGGTATGCGTGGAAACCCTTTATACACGGGCGTTTGGGGCGCATAGGGGCTTTATACGCGCCGAGGATTGAACAGTACTAATACGGTATTAGAACGGCCTTAAAACGCAGTTTGAGAGGGAGGGAGAAGAAAAAGGAGAAATGGCGATTTTAGGTGTTAGGTGGACTGTTAGATGGACAGTTTAGGTGGACTATTTCAAAAGTTTAGGTGGACAAAACTCCTGCCAAGCCCCCCCCTGTGGGGATATAGCAACAATCCAAAAATGGGGGGATTGGTGTAGGAAACTGACACTTTGCAAACAACTTTTGAAAGCCTTTTTTTAACGTAAACCCCTATATATACATGGGTTAAAGGCATAGACAAGGGTGTTATCGGGGCATTTAGGGAGGGGGACACCCCATCGGGGGTACTATTTCCTATACTTTCCACCCTTGATGACATGAAAGAGCTCTATCCGACGTTCGCAGCACCTGAAGAGTGGGCATTGGCGGCAAGCTTTTCTTTTTCAAAAGTTAGTTGCCGGATTTGCTCTTTGAGCTGACCTATTTCCTCCGCCTGTTCTCTTATGGTAATATCTTTCTCACTTATCAATTTCAGAAACGGTGCGAAGGAAGGGTCTTGGTTTTCTGGCTCCTTTTTTTGCTCACTGGGAGATATTTTCTTTATCCACTTGTCATCATCAATACAATAGGTGGGAAGTTCAGAGGTTCGGAAAAGATTATTGCCACGGCTCATCAATATCCAATCAGGCGAGATATTGTAAAAATCGCACATTATTGCAATCATGTCAATACCCACTTTCATACGACCATTCAGGATTTCTGAAAATTTTGAGGGCTTAACTCTCAAGGATTCAGCCAAAGCCGATTTGTTTGGTATTAAATTATTGGATAATACGGCGTTAACTGCCCAAATAAACCTTGTGTTAATCTCATCCTTTGTGAGTAATCTTTCCCATATTTCCATATTGTCTGAAATTTATTTGTTATTTTCTGGATAAAAGTTTGGTATATTACAGAAATTCTGTACCTTTGCAACATATTCCATTTGGAAATGCGCCCAAAGATACGAAAAAGGGGCGAGATTAACGAATTTAAAGGATTAAAGATTATGAATGAGAAACTTTTGTATCAAGCAGATGATGATAATCTGGACAGGCTATTAGATGCTGTAGGTGAAGTTATTTGCGACATGAACGATGCGGAGCCAAATAAAGAAGTGCGTTATAAGGACGAAACATACATAGCCGTCCTAAAACTGAACAGTATGATATTTGAAATCATCAAGAAGAAATATCAGGAAAAACAAGGTAACAGGTTGTAGGATAACAAGACGGATGGCTCGGACAGCAGGATCGTTACCTCCGGGTTCGACTCCCGGCATCCGTCCCAAATATAACAAACAAATAAAATAAGTGAGATTATGAAAAAGTACATTCACATTCAGAAAGAGGACCGCGAGTTTATCGCGAAGACATTCAAGGTTTCCAAGCGTACCGTATATAACGCCATTCACTTTGAAGACATGAATGAGGGTAATGACCTTGCAAGGAAAATACGCACCCTTGCCTTGGAACGTAAAGGTATCGTGATGATTGAGGCTCCTGAATGGGAGGTTCTGCATGACGCAGACGGTTATATTAGGTATTACCTGGGTGATATTCTTCTGGAGTTCTCAAAGAAAGAACCCACGTGCGATGTGTTCAAGCATGGCGAGAATATACGCCATTACGACAACGTGATGACGAGCGACATACAGGGTATTCAGGACTGGGCTACAGGGCTTAGGTAAAGGAGGCATGCGATGGAGTACTACGAAGGCAAACTGTGCATCTCAGCCCGTGAACTGGTGAACAAAGGCATCATGACCAACGCCAACTATGCCAAGAAGGCGGGGCGTGGTCAGATAGATGTTGTCCGTCAAGGAAAGGGATTGGGTAACTATGCCCTCGTCGCCATTGACAGCCTCCCCGGTAAGTACAAGGAAAAGGTCAAGGAGCTCTATCCCGACGGCGCACAGACCCACCTTCGACTTTGGGTGATGGAGAACTATGAAACGGACGACGAGGCCGTGAAGTTCTTCCGTGACAAGGACAAGACCGGCGTGGACCTGCAGCAGCACCCTGAGAAAATAAGGGAGTATGTTACGAATGCGAGCGTGCTGAACTGCTGTCTCAATCTCTACGACCGTGCCTCTACTGCACGCAAGTTGATGGGCGAAAAATACAACTGGGACTGGATGGCCGATGCCATCGAGGCCCTGCGGACGGAACTGGGGCACACACTGCCCACGAGCACGCTGCGGTTCAGGAAGAAGGTGAACGAGTACCGGCGCGAGGGTTATGCTTGCCTCATCAGTGGCAAGTTCGGCAACCAGAACAAGCGACTGGTAACGGAAGCCGTGGAGGAGGCCGTACTGAGTCTCTCCTGCCTTGAGAATAAGCCCTACAACACGACCGTATGGGAACAGTGGAAGATGTTCCTCTGCGGCGAGCTTGACATCTTCCATCTCGACACGGGTGAACTGCTCAATCCAGACGACTATACCGACAAGAACGGCGAGCCGCTGATATTGAGCGAGAGCACCATCAGCAACATCCTGAATCAGCCAATGAACAAGCTGCGCATCAACCAACGTCTGCTGATGCCTGTTACGCTGATGCACGAGCAACTGCCCCACATGCACCGCCACAACGGCCGCTACTCACTGAGCCAGATTACAATGGACGATGTGGACTTGAGCCGCAAGTTGAAGGATACGAAGAAGTGGGTACACGCCTACTATGCCTACGACGACGTGAGCGAGTGCGTGCTTGGAGCGAGCTACGCCAGAGAAAAGGATACCCCACTGGTGGTGGAATGCTTCAGGGATATGTTCGGACTTCTTTCCAGGAACGGCTGGGGAACGCCGAAAGGCATCGAGGTGGAAAACCACCTGATGTCGCAGTGGCGCGACAGCTACCTGAGCCCGGGCGTGGTGTTCGAGTTCGTGCGCTTCTGCGCCCCGCAGAACTCACAGGAGAAACGCGCGGAGCACTACAACGGTGCGAAGAAGACCAGCATCATCCACAAGAACCACGCAGGCATTGGGCGTCCTTTCGGCAAGGGTAAGCGCAGGGTGGAGCAGAAGAAGGTGAGCGACGCGAGCAACGAGCTGTACGAGGAGAAGAAATACTACAGTTGGGACGAACTCGTGGCCGACGACCGCCGGGACAATGAGGAGTGGAACCACTCGCTGCACAGCGACCAGAAGAAGTGGCCGGGCAAGACCCGCTGGGAGGTGCTTGTGGAGAACGTGAACCCCGACCTGTGGCCGCTGGACAGACGGATGCTGGCTCGGTGGATAGGTGTGAGCGTGGAAACGAGCGTGCGCAGGAACTCGACGGTAAGGGTAGCCTATGCCGACTGGTGGTTGAGCGGTCCCGAGGTGCTGGAGCGGCTCGCTCCGAACAACTACAAGGTGACGGCCTGCTATCTGCCCGACGAGGAGGGACAGCCTCAGGATGTGTACCTGTATCAGAATGAGCGGTACATCGACACTGTGGAGAAGGTGGAAACCTACAATCGCGTGATGGCCGAGCAGACCGAGGAGGACAGGGAGAAGTTCGAGAAGCAGCAAAAGAAGGTGGCCCACATTAACAAATATCTGAAAGAACGGGCCATAAGCAAGGTGGGCGTGATGAAGGCCACGGCAGCATTACCACTGGCGGAGCCAAAGGAACTGGCCGTTGCCCCATGTGAGCCAAAGCCCCTGACCCTGCCGCCAGCCAGCGCATCAAGCCATGCGGTTGCAGACATATAGAAACAGCCCGTTGGTGTAAGGCGGCACACCCTGTTGACAGAGACGGATTGATGAAGTCCTTGAGGGGAAGTTGCAAGGTTCGATTCCTTGACGGGCACCATAAGAATAACGATTAAATGCCATTAGAATATGATTAGTGAGACTCAGAAACAGCGGATTTTGGAGGCGATAGCCGCCAACCGCAGAAACTATCCGAGCGACGCGAAGCACGCATCGGCGCTGGGTATATCGGCCAGCGTGTACAACGGCTTGAAGAAAGGGCAGACGGAGAAGGCGTTGAGCGATGCCAACTGGATAAGCATAGCCCGGCGGTTGGATGTGAACCTGCGCGAGACGATAGAGTGGAAAGGCGCACAGACGGAGACCTTCAAGTACATCAGCATTCAGCTGGAGGCGTGCCAGGAACGGAGTCTGAGCGTGATACTGTGCGACCTGCCGAACATCGGCAAGACCTATACCGCCCGCTGGTATGTGCATGAGCACCGGAACGCAGTGTATGTGGACTGCTCGCAGGTGAAGACGAAGCGCGCGCTGGTGCGGAAGATAGCCAAGGAGTTCGGCGTGGATGCTACGGGCAAGTATCAGGACACTTATGAGGACTTGGTGTATTACCTGCGCTCGATGGAACGCCCATTAGTGGTGCTTGACGAGGCTGGCGACCTGCAATACGAAGCCTTCCTTGAGTTGAAGGCCCTGTGGAACGCTACGGAAATGTGCTGTGGGTGGTATATGATGGGCGCGGACGGGCTTCGTGCGAAGATAGACCGCATGGTGGAATGCCAGAAGGTAGGCTATGCCGAGATATTTTCGCGGTATGGCGGCAAGTACAGCAAGGTGACTCCCGACCAGGCGGACGAGCGCAAGGCGTTCCTGCTGGAGCAGGCACGCGTGGTGGCGACGGTGAACTCCCCTAAGGGCATGGACATCGCCCAGATAGTACGCAAGAGCGGTGGCGGGCTGCGAAGAGTATATACGGAAATTGAAAAGCTGAAGAAAGGGGCATAATATGACAAACATTGAGATTCTGACGCATCAGGCGTTGCAATCAATCGACTGCAAGATGTGTGACCAAAATGAAATTAACTGGGAACAACGCAGGTATGAGATTGCAAAAGACTATTATGTTATGGCGTGTAGCCAAGCAAAAGCGCATGGTGGTGAAACTATGGGAGATATTCTGGAAGCCGCGGCATGGTTGTCGGCAGTTGCTGCCGATAAACTGATAGAGGTTCTGAAAAAGTAGGTATGGCAAAGCGAGCGTACAGTCCAAAGGAAATTGCGGCGAAGACCTACAAGACGCTACCGTGGGGTGGTCGCTGGGCGGAGTGCTTTGGTTTACCAGAGGAAAACTCCACATGGTTCATCAGCGGAGCCAGTGCTGCCGGAAAGAGCTCGTTTGTGATGCAACTGGCGCGCGAACTGACCCACTATGGGCAGGTGCTCTACATGAGTTATGAGGAGGGCGTGAGCCAAAGTTTCCAGGAGAGAGTAAAACTCTTCGAGATGGAGAAGTGTCAGGGCTGGTTTCGTGTAGTAACTGAGGATACAATAGAGGACCTTACCGCAAGGCTGAAGAAGAGACACTCGGCGAAGTTCGTCATCGTGGACAGCTACCAGGAGAGTGGTTGGGAATGGCCGGAGACGAAGAAACTAATCGAGAGTTTTCCTCGGAAGAGTTTTATTTTCATCAGTATGGAGGCCAAGGGACAGCCATTAGGCAAACCAGCGCTCCGGCTCCGCTACAAGGCGGGTGTGAAGGTGCGGGTCGTGGGGTTCAGGGCATACTGTCAAGGTCGTTTCAATCCTGATGCCGGAAACAGTTTTGTTGTTTGGGAAGAAGGTATTTTAAGGACATCAAATAAAATATAAGATATGGAAAGAGTAAAAAGCATTGAACGGCTTCAGAAAGGAAGCAAAATAGTGAGAGTACATGGTGGTAATGTTGAGGTTTTGGAATTTATTTGCCCTCACACTCACCATGAGAAGTACTCTGTATTTTTAAATCAGAACTACGACGGACTACCGAAATTTTACAACCCACGGCTTGAAAGCGAAAGATGGTATCTGTTTCACGACACGCTTGAAGAATGGGATGAAATATTAGACATGAGAATAGCCCAACTCAGAAAAGAGATTGAGAACATTGAAAACTATCGTAAGAAAAAATAAAATAAAGGAATGAATAAGAAAATTTACATCAGCGGCGCGATAGCGCACTATGACATGGAAGAGCGCAAGGCTGCCTTCAAGGCAGCCGAGGAGCGTCTGAAAGCAGAAGGCTATTGCCCCATCAACCCGTTCAACAACGGTCTGCCCCAACCTGGGGACTGGCGAAAACACATGAAGGTGGACATCGGGTTGCTGCTGCAATGCGACTACATCTACATGCTGAAGGACTGGTGGGTGAGCAAGGGCGCGAAGCTGGAGCTGGACGTGGCCACGAGCTGCGGCATAGAGCCAGTGTTTGAGGGAGAGGAAAGGAAAACATGCTGCATCTGCGGCAAGGAGATAGCAGGAAACGGCAACGACCCTTATCCTATCTGGAAAAAAGGCACTTGCTGTGACCAGTGCAACGCCACCGTAGTGTTGCCAGAGCGGTTAAGACGGGCAAGGAGGGAGTTATGAGCATAAAAGACCTGACACCGGATCAGTTAGAGTGGCTGAAGGAAAACTTCGGAAACACCAAGAACCAGGAACTTGCCGATAAACTCGGTACATCTCCCCGGAGCATAACCAGAATGGCCAGGGAACTGGGACTGTGGAAAACCAAGGAGTTTATATCAGCCATGCAGCGCAATGCTTCCGAACATGGAGGCAGAGTGAACAGAGCCAACGGCGGCAATGCCGGAACGAAGAACCTGCTGCTTTACGGCAAGGCATATCGCTTCAAGGCAGGAGAAAGCAACAGGGGGCGCATGAGCGAGGAAGCCTTTAAGGAAATGCACCGCCGAATTGGAGAAAGCCGGAAAGAGGTCTTCAGAAAGGAGAAACGGCGGGTACTTTTCGGACTGGAACAGAAAACAGGGCTGCGGGTTGTACAATGTCCGAAAGAGAAAATCAGCCTCAGAAACAACCTGCGCAAGCATGGTTATGAGATAGCCCGCGCTTCCAATGAAGCCATAGTGACGGATAACACCCGTCGGTCCGCCATCATGGAAACCAGAGCAATACAGATGGGAATAAGTTTTATATCAATTTAATATAAACGATTATGAGCAACTTTTTAGAAGAAATCAAGAGACGTATTCAAGTGTGGCATGAGAAGCATGCGGAACGCATTGAAGCTACACGCCAGGCAGCACTTGACGCAGAAGCACGGGCAACCGTGCAGGTAATGGAATTCAATGGCGAACTGTTTGCCTGCGTGAATGGTGTACCCCTGTTTGGTGTTGACGACATCAAGGGAACTTTGCCCGAAGCGGTGGCCCACGCTCGGCAGAATTACAAAGACTGGAAGGAGGAAAAGTTATGGGAGCGGAACGGAACTACGCGCGTTTCTATGGTTTGCTGAAGAAACTGCCTGGTGCGGACAAGGAGACGCTGGTGTATTGTACCACCTGTGGGCGGACAACCAGCCTGCGCGAGATGACCTCAGAGGAGTATGACGAACTGTGCGCATCGATGGAGGAGTTGACGGGCTGGAAAGTGCAAGTGAAGAAGGCGCGCAGCGTATGCCTGAAGCTGATGCAACAAGCCGGCATTGATACGACCGACTGGCAACGCATCAATGACTTCTGTCGCCACCCGAGGATTGCCGGAAAGGAATTTGCCCGGCTGACATTGGAAGAGTTGGACTCCCTGCAGACGAAGCTGCGCAGTATTATGCGCAAAGGCGGACTGAAACCGAAGCCAGCACGAGATGAACAGAGGAATACGACCTCGTTCGTCTATATTCCGATGAGCAATATAGCAGAAAGTTAATGAACATGACACGAACAGAATTTGTAAAACGTTCTATGGAGCGCATTCGGGAACTCGGTAAGGACATGAGTAATGAGGAGTACAGCACCTGCCTTGAAATACTCTCTTATGAACTTGATACCGAGCTACAGGAAGTAAACTGGCAGGTATTAACCAGTGAGGGAAAAATTAATAACCTATAAGAATATAGTTATGAGAACAAAAACAAGCAATTGGTTTGAAGTCAAGCTGCGCTATGACAAAGTGCATGAGGACGGGTGTGAAAAGACGGTGACCGAGAGTTATGTGGTCGAAGCCCTTTCATTCGGAGAGGCAGAAAAGACGGCTATGGAATTCCTGGGCAGCTATGTGTCCGGTGAAATCCAGATTGTAAACATCAACCCGATGAAATCCCAAGAAGTGTTCTTCAACGAGCAAGAGTCATGCGACCGATACTACAAAGCCATACTTCAGTTTATCACCATTGACGAGAAAACGGAAAGAGAAAAGCACACGCAGGTTTACTATCTGGTACAGGCTTCTTCTTTCGACAACTGTAAGGACACTATCCGAACGATTATGGACGGCACCATGATAGACTATCAGATTGCTTCAGTATCAGAAACCAAGGTTATTGATGTGATAGAACACGAGTTATAAACCCTATAAAAAGAAAAGACAATGGCAACAAGAAAAAAGAAAGTAATCATCACCGGCGTGAGCAGAGAAGCCGCCGATGAAGCGTTCGCAACCTACGCTAAAAGCGATGCACAGGTACAGAAAATCAATGCGGACATCGAGCTGCAGTGTGCCAAGATCCGTGAGAAGTATGCTGACAAGCTGGCGACCCTCACTGAGGAGAAAGACAAGGCTTTCGACACCCTGCAGGCATTCGCCACGGAGAACCAGGCGGAGCTGTTCTCCAAAAAGAAAAGTCTCGACATGGCTCATGGTACCATCGGCTTCCGCACCGGGACACCGAAGCTGAAAACGCTGAAAGGTTTTACGTGGGCAAGTGCTCTGCAATTAGTGAAAGAGTTCTTACCCGAATATGTCAGACAAACATGGGACATTGCCAAAGACAAGCTGCTTGCAGATCGAGACACGGAGGCAATGCTTGAGAATATGGCAAAGTGCGGCATACAAGTAGTGCAGGACGAAGCCTTCTATGTGGAGCCTAAAAAGGAGGACACCGGCGTATGATCAGAGAAATATCTAAAACGCCCAAGGTAGCCCTGTGCCGTGAATGTCATGGCACGGGCTTCCAAAAGGTAAGTATAGACGGGACACAGACACATGTCCGGTGTCCCCAGTGTGAGGGAAGCGGCAGGGTGCTGGTGAGTTGCAAGATGAGCCTTGACATCCGCCCGTACAGAAACAGTCAACAATCCTAACAAATCCCACAGCTGTGAACAAAAGGAAAGGAAAGAGTTATGCCAAACGCGTTGCCGACATCAACCATATCTATGACACTTACGTAAAGACCGGTCTTCCGAACCGTGAGATATGGAAGCGTTATGTCTACCCCAAGTACGGCATCAGCGAGCGCACCTTCTACAATCTGCTGAAGGCATCGGGCAGTCCAGGCATCGAGGACAGCTCGGAGCTTTCAGCAGAGGGCTTTTTGTTCCCTGAGCTGTTTATAGAAGATGAAACCAGAGACCCGTCGTATTTTAGGAAGAATCCTTAATGACATCCGCGTGGAGATGACGGACGAGTTCGACCGGAACTTCGAGCGTCAGTCCTTCTTCGGCGAAGCGTGGCAGCGTCGCAAGAGCCCCACGCGCCCGGGTGGCCATATACTGGTCGATACCGGACGGCTCCGCAGAAGCATACAGAGCCGGACAACGGAGAACAGCATAACCTTCTTCACCGAAGAACCCCACGCAGCCATTCACAATGAGGGCGGCGAGATTGTGGTGACAACGAAGATGAAACGGTACTTCTGGCACAAATACTACGAGGCGACCGGCTCGTTCGGCAGGAAGAAGGACGGCAGTCGCAGGAATGACAAGCGCACGGTGCAGCTTTCCGAGGAAGCCGAGTTCTGGAAGTTCATGGCCCTGAAGAAAGCCGGTACGACCATCAGGATACCGCGCCGCCGTTTCCTGGGCACCAGTCCGGAAGTGGAGAAAGCCGTCCGGGAAATCATTGAGGAGAATATCACCGAGTATATCAACTTTGAATTCGAGATTAACGAGAAATGAGAAAGGAACTGTACAAGATGCTCTGCGATAAGCTGAAGACAGTAAGCGGCGGGGTCATCAAGCATATCGACCTGTGGAACCACAACGTCGAGTTCATCGAGCAGGAGGAGCAGTGGGAACGTCCCGCTGTATTCGTGGAGTTCGCCCCCATTCAATGGCAGGCTGTTCAGAACGGTGTGGAATACCGTGCCGAGCCGATAGTGAACCTGCATGTGGTAACGGACTGGACGGGCAGCGTCAGTGCCGGCAGCGAGTTCCAGGAGGAAAGTCTGAAGGTATTCGACCTGCTGGAGGAAATCCACAAGGCACTGACCTGCATGGAAGGCGAGACTTTCATGGAATTTGACCTGGTGGAAAGCCGGACAAACCACAACCATGAGGAAATTATCGAGAACATAGAAAGCTACCAGTGTGTGGCCATCAAGAGCCTCTGAACGAAAAAAACAAGGCTAAAAACAAAAAATCCGCTGCTTTTGTTGGAAGTAACGGATTTTTATTGTATATTTGCAGTGCGTAGAGATACGTAGGGACAGGGTCGAAGTAATGACCGTGTACCGCCCCAAGGTCGCTTTTCAGCGGCCTTATTTTTATATCTTCAGTTCCTTCAATACCATTTCGTCGGCTATATAGAAGAAAATTCTACCAGTACACTTTCGTCGTGCCTCTGTCAGAGCGGCATAGTATTTCGCATCATGTGTGGGTATCTCGAAGACAACCGCCTCGCCTCCTTGCTTTGTAAGTGCCTTCTTGGCATACTTCACGATATTGCCGGCTCCACCGGTTACGCATTTCAAGTCAGCCTTTACCTTGTCGAATCTAATATCGTAGGTCTGTCTGGCGGGTCTGTTCACGCCTTGCAGGTATTCGACATCATGCCCGTTGTCGGCAAGAACCTTGCACATTCTCATTTCCTTGTTGAACTTGTTCCTTTCTGCATTGCTGGCCGTAGCTTCCGCAATGCGTTCCAATTGCGTAGCCACAAGTCCGATGTCCTTTGGTGATACATAGGTTCTTTCCCATGTCTTCTCATCATATTTCAGGATACGCTCTGCAGCCCCTATGTTCTCGTGTTTTTGAGCCCTTATAAGCCGGCAAGCAGCGCAAAGTTCATTGTCAGGAATGAAAGCAAGTTTCAGTTTACCTTTGGCAATATCGCAGTCCCTGCAGCGGCGTATGGTGTAGGGGTTGTAGTCGGGTACGGACTTCTGCTCCAGCCCAGCATTGAAATGGAATATCCCCTTTGTGTCCTTGCCCGTTGCCTCTTCTCCGAGAGCCATCGCCTCGTCGTGTGGTGTGACGGGATATTTCGACTTGCGCACCTGTACAACCGTGCAGCGGCAGTTCCATCCGTTCGGCGGGTAATATTCTTCCCAGAACGGGTCAGTGATGGGCAGCGTTACACGGTCAAGAGCGGCATGTTCAGGGCGTACCTTATCGTCTCCTGCAGTACGGTACTGGAGGTTGTACCGGTCGCCGTCCTGCATGAAGCCCTCCCACCTGGCAGCCATCTGTGCGGAGGCCTGCACAAAATTATACTCCGCACGGAGATAGTTCCGGTTGTATGTACTGTCAATGCTTTGAACGTCATTCAGGAACTGTTCGAATGACTTTCGATTGCCGTCCTCATCGAGTAGCGACGGGAACGCCTCGTTCAGTTCGTGGAAGGTCTTCATGCCGGAGAATATGTAGTCAGACCGTTGCAGCCGCTTTCGCATCGTATCGGACATCGCTACTTTCTCAAAGGAAGAGTCCAATGCAGCGGCATGCGCCTCAATGAAGTTCCGCATTTTAGGCGTCTCCAGAATCTCAATGCGGAACTGTGCCCCCTCCACCTTGTAAAGTGTCCGCATCATTCCCTCAAAGAGTGTGGAGAGTTCTTTCCTTATATCCTCTTCACGGTTGAAAGTGGCTTGCAGTGCGGACTTGTCCAGCAGATGGGCATAGCGTTCGTGCAGCCCCTCGTAGTCAGAGGGGCTCAGTCGAAAAAAGGGCGTTTATTTTGTCCCTGTCGCTTCTTTTTGCCCGGCTTGGGTGTTTTATCGCCCTTGGGATCTTCACCGCCACCGTCGGGGGGTGTGGGGCCAAGAACGGGAACCTGCTGCCTGCGCTCGCCTACGGGCATGTTGTATTTCTCCTCGAAGTAGGATGGATCCACCTCGTAATTGTTCAAGACGAGCTGCTCGTAAGCCACTTGTTGCTCCGGCGTATAGTCCGCACTGTAGTCCCAGTCGAAGCGAATACCTTGCAATGGAAATCCATGCTGTATCATACGTGGGATTAACTGATTATTAATGACATCACGGAGCATGTCGCAGTCAGAATCTACAAGGTTTTGGAATACCTCGAGGTGAGTTTCTGATTGTGATAGTGAAGAGCCGTCCTCGATGGTCATTGTCTGTCCGATAATGAGTTTGGAGAGTTCAGAGTTTGCCCGATCGATACGGCGGTCATAGACATTGAAGGAATCTCCTTTGGTAGACTCTACAACTTCGATATCCGTTCCCTGCTGGAAGATACCCCAGCCTTCTGTCCCCATATCAGCCATCATTTTTTCCATTTTAGAGAGTTCCTTGTCATCACGGGTAGTTGTGCGTGCTATACGCATCGGCATGCCAAAAATCTCGGCAAAGGTATCCCAAAAAGCTAATGCATTCTTCTTAGGTATCGTTTGTGTAGCCGCTTTAAGATAAAGACCGAGAGCATCAGGCTGCCCTACTTCAATGAGCCAATCAACAAATGGAGGCTCGTGATAGTTGATACCCGACTGCCATTCGTCGCCTAACTGTTTAACGACTCTACTATATTCAGGAATAACGTGTTTTCTCGGAATAAGCTTTACGCCATTATAATAAAGCATATTATTGGTATCAGTCATCAATTCGCCAAGTTCAATGAGCGAATGGCCCCAATAATTGGCGTCCAACGCATATTTCATAAGCTGTTTGAACCATGACTTGTTGAAATAATCAACTGCTTGTTCGTCTTCGTCGCCTTTTTCATTAACAAGTTTAAAGGAACGAGCTAACACAAAGCCCTCTCGTTGCTGAATACAGCCCGAAAGATGTAAATCTACCTCCACATCACGATAAACGTCATAGAGACGCTGGCGGTTCGGATTGTCGGTGTTGATAGCCATCTGCCACGCTATGCGCCAGTCGCCTATGTCCTTGCGCGTGAGCGAATCGGTCGTGCGTTGCAGTTCCATCACCGTCTTATGGAACCGCTTTGCGTCATTCTTTGCCAGCTGGAGCGTGCCGAAAGGTGTATGCACCAGCATCTTGTTGTTTGTATTCCTGTTTCTTGTCATAGTAGTCACCAGTTATATCTTTGCTTCTTTTGGCTTCCGTACTTTATCGGGAGGCCGATGGTGTCGCCATTCTCATCGATTGCAAGTGGCAAATCAGGCACAATTTTTCCTGCCTGCACTCCCTCCAGCCACTTGATAGCCCGCTCATAGCGTTCCTTACGTATTTCCATACCCATCTTCTGCGGCGTAGACGCTGCCATGTGGTAGATGGCAATATCGCAGGTGCGCATTACCACGAGCTTGTTACGTTGGTTGCCCGTGGCACTGAATACAGCCTCCGTGTCGTATTTCGGGCGGAGATATCCGGCTATCTCTTCTATAGCTTCTGTCTCGGCGTTGCTTCGGTTCTCTTCGCTGACCTGTGAAATCACTTTCAACGCCTGTTCTCCGATAACGACCTTGTAATCTTCATTCGTGATAAACATACCTATTCATTTTATAATGTGATGTATAAAGCCTTCTTTTCCAAGTCAGCTATGGTTGTGCCTTCTTTGAAAACACCACCCCTGATAAACTTCTTCAGTTCCTGTTTGGAAAGTACCTCCAACTTTTTGTTGATAACAAGCACCATATACTTTCTATGGGTGATATGGTGGCAGTAGTCTGCCTTTTTTACGGCACGCTTGAATCTTATGCCGAAAATGAGGTCTTTAATAAGTCTGTACATAATTACCATTAATTTTATTGAAGGTAGGCTGCATTCGGCACAGCTCAAGCAAACTTGGCTTTGCACTCACTTGCGCTACCATTGGTTTTTTGAGGTCGGTCGACGGCCGAATCTCGGTGAAAACATTTGTTGTCTTGTATTCTTCTGAAGGATATAGATAGCTCCTTCATCAGCATCCGGTGCATCGTCGTTGCCTGCCATGCCTTTCTCGAAGGCGAGTGTCTGTTCGACCCCAGCCTGCATGTCAGGGTCTTCCTTCTGCGAGATGTCGTAGTAGACAAAGCCCCGTTCCCAGAGCGGACTGATGGCCTCGACGCGCTGGAACTTGTCCGGCTTTTTGCGTGTGTCGCCGGTAATGGGCAGTTGATAGCCTCGGATCTCTCCCTCCGTGGTGAACTCATCGAGGAGAAGATCCTGCATGAAGCTTGCTTCGATGGCAAAGCGTATGGCAATGCCGATTTCCTGGCTCCATTCGTAGAGGTCGTAGCACCAGCGGACGAGTTCGGCAACAGATGCCTTGCGCACGAAAGCGCGCAGGTGCCAAAGATAGGTTTTGTGCTTTCCCCAGAGCTTGGCGGCCTTGGTGTCGTTGGTCTTCTTGCTTTTCCACGACGGGTCGATATAGAGGACAAATTCGGAGAAGTCCTTCCATGCCGGTGGCTTTGCCCACCGTATCCACTCCTGCCGGAACACCGTGCCCTCTACGATAGGGTTGTGCATCATCTCCTTGTTCCACGCGCGGTAGCCCACGAACTCGGCAAATCCTTGTGCTTCTTCCTTTGTCCACTTCTCTTGCCACACGGGGTTTCCCTCGTTGTCCACGGCATATATTGTTGATACATGCACGCCCTTTGTCTTGCAGATGTTGGCCAAGACTGAGGTCTTCGAGATAAGGTTACCGACCATAATGAAGCGTCCACGCCCCACATCGAGGGCACCGAAAAGGGCTTCCTTCACCCAATCGGTGAGTTCGCGCACACGGCGTTCATTACGGCAGAGTTCATCGTCATCAAGGTCGTCAATGACGATATAGTCCGGTCGTGCCTCACGCTTGCGGAGACCACGCGGCGACTGTCCACGACCACGCGCAAGGAAATATACCCCCTCCTTGGTGGTGAATTCCCCCTCCGTCCAGTTGCCCATAGACATCTGTTTTCCGAAGTCGGCGATGATTCGTTTGTTATACTGGAGCTCTGCCTGAATGTCACCGAGGAGCAGGTTTGCGCTATCCTCTGACTTGCCGACGAGCACCATGAAGTTGATGAGCCTCTTGGGCTGGAACATGAGCCACAGCGGAGTGAAGATGTCCATGTGGGTAGACTTGGCATGCCCGCGAGGCCACTTGAAGACAGCTTTCAGGTTCGGAGTGTTCTTTACCTTATTAGCTGCGGCGTTGTGGAACGGCGCATTGTGGATGGTACGGATAACCTCGCCCGTAACCTTGTCGCGCAGCTGCAGGAAATGAGGGAAATAGTATTCGCAGAACGCGGCATAATCCTTCTGCAGCCTGCGAATGCGCTGCTCTTTCTGCACGGAACTCTCGCGGACAAGGCTTTTCGTGTCCGTAATGCTCTGTATCTGCCGGCAGTGTTCCTGCCACTCCTGCTGTATCTTCTTGAGCTCCGATATTGTTGCCATAGCGTGATACTATAATGTGGACGGGTTTTGCATACGCTCCATGAGGAACTTGTTCTGGTACTTGTTGATGGCCTTGATAAGCTCCGGCGTAATCTCCGGGTCGTAGGAAGCCTGATCCTGGATCCAGCGGTTGAAAGCCATGAACACCTCTATGGCATCGATGACGTTCGCCTTCTTGTCGAGCTTCTCTATCGTTGCCGAGAGTTTGCATAGCTTGTCGGCCAGCGACCCAATGAGTGTCGGGTCTCCAGATTTCTTCACATCCTCTATCAGGTCGTTGATGGTAAGCAGGAGCTTGTTTACCAGTTCCGGGCGTGATATATTCTTTGCGGCGCGCGCCTCCTTCCATCCTTCAGAGGTGCACCATTTGGAAACGGTAACGCGCGACACACCCAGCTGGTCGGCAATCTCCGTCTGCTCCATTCCGGAGAGGTACAACGACCTCCCGATGGTCTTTTTCTGTTCAATTTCTGCCTTTGTCATAAAAACGTTTTTATGGATTGTATTAAAAACTACTGCAAAGATGCCCTTTTTCAGGCAGGCAGGAAAAGAAGTGTGCAATGCTTTCACAGATGTGTGCAACCGTTTCACACTTTCTTTGAAGGCTGTCTTAAATACCGCAACTTTGCATCAAAAAGCGATGATATGAGTAAGACAAAACGAGTAAGAATCAGCAACGAGAGCCTGAACAGCTATGGTACGCGTGTCCTGACAGCCGGAATGAATGTCGAACAGTACAACCGCAACCCCGTATTGCTGTACATGCACGAGCGTGGTCAGGTTATCGGTCTGGTGAAAGACCTGAAGGTCGAAGGAGAGGAAGTTACCGGCGAACTGGTGTTCGACGAGGCGACCGAGCTGAGCCGACGTTGCAAGAAGCAGTGGGAGTTCGGCTCGTTGAAAATGGTGAGCGTGGGCATTGACATCTTGGAGTTGAGCGAGTCCCCAGAACACCTGGTACAGGGGCAAAGCAGCCCGACGATTACTAAGAGCAAGCTCTTCGAAGTATCGCTGGTAGACATCGGCGCGAATGACGATGCCATCGTGCTGCAGAAAGACGGGCAGCGCATAGAGTTAGGTAAGGATGGCGGCACAGTACTGCCGCTGCTGCATAGTAACAACAATCAAAAATCAAAAGAAATGGATCAAGAGAAATTAGCCCTTGAGTTAGGTCTTCCCAAAGATGCCGACGAAGCTGCCATCAGTGCAGAATTGGCAAAGCTGAAGACCAAGGGTGCGGAGGCGGACAGTCTCCGCACGGAATGCGACACGCTGCGTGCCGCACGTATTGAAACCCTCGTGAACGCCGCCGTGGCCGAGAAGAAAATCGGTGAGGACAAGAAACAGCAGTTTTTGGAACTGGGAAAGAAGCTCGGTGCCGAAGACCTGAAGGCAACCTTTGATGCCATGTCGCCACAGGTGAAGCTGAGTTCCATCGTAGGCAATCAGGGCGGAGCCCCGTCTGGAGGAAATGCCGAATACAAAAAGCTGAGCGAGGTTCCTGCAGAAGAGTTGGAGAAGCTCCGTGAAGAGAGCCCCGCACAGTACAAGAAGCTGTACAAGGCAGAATACGGTATTGAATGCGAGATTTAACATGTATAACAACAAAAATCAGAAAGCAATGACAAGAATGATTGCAATGTTTATGGCGGTTCTCATGAACTGCCTGGTAGGCGGCACCCTTGCCGCCGCTGCCGGTCTGTCGCCCATGCCGGGTGCCGTCGGCATGAACGTGCTTGCTGCCGTCATCGGACAGGCGGCTCCCGCCGGCAGTCTCCGTGTGGGCGTCTATACCGAGATATGGACTGGTGAGCTGGTGAAATACCTGCGCCGTGGTCTGGAGGCGACTTTCCTTGACGGCATTCCGGACAGTTCGAGTATCGTGAACAACGATGTCATCCACCTTGTAGAGGTCGGTGTTGATCCCGAAGTGTTGATCAACAACACGACCTATCCTATTCCCCTTCAGGCTTTGGAGGACAAGGACGTCGCCATCAAGCTGGACAAGTTCCAGACGAAGGTAACACCCATTACCGATGACGAACTCTACGCATTGAGCTATGACAAGATGGCACGCGTGAAGGAAAGCCACGGCAATGCGATCGGCGACTCGAAGTTTGCCAAGGCTGCCCACGCCCTGTGTGCAAAGGAAGACACTGCCACCACGCCCGTACTGAAGACTACGGGCAAGCGCGATCCGGTAACGGGACGCCTGAAGATGACGCCGACCGATTTGCTGAACCTGAAACGTGCGCTGGACAAGCTGAAAGTTCCTGCCCAAGGACGTCGCCTCGTGCTTTGCAGCGATCATGCGAACGACCTGCTGGAAGTATCCCAGGTGTTCAAGGAACAGTACAACATCAACCGCAATGACGGCACGGTAGGCAGGCTGTACGGCTTTGACATCTATGAATTTGCGAACAATCCGCTGTACACCACTGCCGGCAAGAAAAAGGATGTCGGTGCCAGTGCTGCGACTGGTGAGTTCCAGTGCTCTTTCGCCTTCTATGTACCTCGTGTCTTCAAAGCTACGGGTTCCACGAAGATGTACTACAGTGAGGCATCGACGGACCCGCAGAACCAGCGTTCACTCATCAACTTCCGCCACTACTTCATCTGCATGCCGAAAAAGACAGATGCCGGTGCAGTGATGATGAGCGGCTACAAGGACCCCAGCCTTCCTGAGGGATAAATCAAACCATAAAACAGATAACAAGCGTATGAAACTGAAAGTAACAAGTGCGTTCCGCGACAGGGACGATCATGTAACAGTGTATGACCCGGATACCATTCTGGAGGTGAAAGACAAAGACCGTGCCCAGTCGCTCATAGACCGTGGCCTGTGCAAGGAGTTCAAGGGTAAGACAGCCCCTGCATATATCCTCGGCACAGAGGAAGATGGCGGCCAGCCGGACGAAAGTGAGGGCGGTACGGACGAAAATCCGGATACCGGCGCAGCAGGTCAGGAACAGAACCCTAACTCCAATCCTAAAGGCGATGAGTAAGCCGATAAAGTATCTTGTAATCCACTGCACCGCCACGCCGGAAGACCGTGAGGTAAGCTCCGCGGAGATACGCCACTGGCACACCGACCCGGTAAGCAAGGGAGGGCGTGGCTGGAAGCAGGTGGGTTACACGGATATGGTGCACCTCGACGGTCGCGTGGAACGGTTGGTGGACAACAACGAAGACGCCTGCGTCGATCCCTGGGAGGCTACCAACGGTGCCGCAGGCTTCAACAGCATAAGCCGACACATCGTATATGTAGGCGGCTGCGACAAGGCCATGAAGCCGAAGGATACCCGGACGGCAGCGCAGCGCGAGGCTTTGAAACGCTATGTGCAGGACTTTCACCGCCGCTTCCCCCAGATACACATCGTGGGACATCATGAGCTGAACCCGGGCAAGGCCTGTCCTTCCTTTGACGTGCAGAAGTGGCTGCGCGAGATAGGAATCAGGCAGTAAGCCCATAATATATTTAAGGTATGGAACTCAGTGAAATTATCAATCTGGTGCTGGGTGGCGGCCTGGTGGCTACGATAGCAGCCATCATCACATTGAAATCGACCGTGAGGAAAGCGAAAGCGGAAGCAGAGAAAGCGGAAGTAGAAGCCGAGACAGTCCGGATTGATAACACTGAGAAAGCCACCCGGGTACTTATTGAGAATATTGTAAACCCTTTAAAGGAAGAACTCAATGAAACAAGAAAAGACCTCAACGCGACCAAGCGCGAGATGGCACGCCTCCGCAAGGCCATTGACGATGCTAACAGCTGCCGTTATAGCGATGACTGTCCTGTGCTTCACCGCATGCGCATCGAGCAGAAAAAGCGTGAGCCGGGAGACAGCCACGAGCCAAGAGGCGAACCGCCTCGACGTGGACAGCACGGTGAGCGTCGTAGAAACCTGGCGAACGCCCGTGAAGGTCCCGATGTCAGCGGTGAGCCTGACGCTCAGCATGGACAGTCTGCGGCTGCTGCCGTCCGGGGCGGGCTACACAGCCCGGAAAGGACAGGCGAATGTGAAGGTAACGCGGAGGGCACCGACGGAGAAGGAACCGGAGCAGCTGGTGATTGAAGCCAGCTGCGACAGCCTGGAACTGGTGTGTGCCGGATATTCCAAGACCATCAGCACTCTGAAACGCCAGCTGAAGGAGGCCAGAAAGTCCAATAGCGAGCTTAGGGAAGAGACAAAGGAAAGTTCCGGAAACACCTTCCTCATGAGGCTCAAGTATTTTTGTGCCGGGCTTCTGTCCGGGATAATCGGAATAGTATTCACTTTTATAAAACTTAGAAAATGAGCAAGAACAAGAAATTCATCTACGGCATCGCAGCCGTGAAGAAAGGAACCACGCTGATAGGTTACATCGAGAAAGGCAGCTGGGACTGGGGCGGCACGAAGCCGGAGAGTGTGGACGTGGAAGCCGAGCAGGTTCCCGATGCGCCTGTGCTGACCCTGCTCCAGAAGAACGGACAGGTCAGTCCGACTTTCAACCTTATCCAGTTGGATTACGAGAACCTGAAGAACATTCTCGGCGGTGAGCTGGTGAAAACTGGCAGTGTCGGCAATGAGAAGGTGACTGGCTGGAAAGCTCCCTCCTCCCTTGTGGAACTGAGAGACAAGTGGACCATCGACTTCGTGAGTGGCCAGACTATGACCATTCCCAACGGTACCATTCTGGCCAACCTCGGCGGCAAGCTGACACTGACCGAAGTGTCGAAGGTAGAATGCCAGCTG